AGATCGTATGCGCTGGCAGGCTGGCGGCTTACCCACCCAGACCTATAACGTAGCTACTGGCCTATGGGAAGACCTTGAGCCTGTAGGTGTTGTAGGGCCAAACCTACTGGATAACTCTAATTTCCAGATACACCAGCGTGGGGTTAATGACGGTGGTGGGACAGGGGTAAACGCTACATATATTGATCGGTACAGTGTTAGAGGGTCTAACGGCACAGGCGGTACAGTGCAGACATCACTTGTTACCTTAAATAGCGGTGGGTTGCCGTATAACGTATTTCGGGTAGGGGTTACAGGCAACACCGCCCCTGTTTATATACGGCAGAATTTTAAAACTGAAAGACTTAAAGGTAATACAGACTACACCTTTACATTAAGAACTAACTTAATGGACACCCCGATAAAGATGAAAGCTAAACTTCGCGGGCGTGACGTTAGCGCAGGCGCATGGGCAGAATTAGGTGAAGGCGACCTTGAGCTTGATTCTTACGGCACTTACTCAGTGACTTTTCTTGATGTCGATTCTTCGCTACCTCTCACCGAAGATGCTGATTACATACAAATTGAACTAACAGGTGTGGGGGCAGATAACGGTTCAGACTTCGTGCTGCCTGATGGTGCTTATCGCTGGGAATGGTTCAAACTTGAGGAAGGTAACACCTTCACAGGTTACGAGCCTACACCGTATGCGATAGATGAAGCTGAGTGCATGAAGTGGCTTTATCCAATGCTTAAAGTTGGCTCAAATTTAGGTGCCCGTATGTCGGCTGGTCAATGTTTCACTGGCGTATTGGCAGATGTTCTTGTGGATTATTCAATGTATTTTACCCCTTCATTAATTTTCAGTCAGGTCTCTCACTTCGCTGTATATAACGCTGGGGGTAGCCCACTAACCACTACGGGTTTAGCTATCACTTCTTCATCGACAGCTATAGGCGGATCAGTGCAAGCGATTGTAGCCAGCGGCCTATCGGCAGGTAATGCCGCGATACTCCAAGGCCGTTCAACATCTGCTTTCATGTACCTAACCTGCGAACTCTAACAACAGTTCGGTGTTTCTGGCAGGGTATACTGCATCCTGCGAACTTTAATTAAAGGGCATAACATGACAGCGATATTATTAAGATCGCTCGGCAAGATCGGCCTCAAGCTATTGACGGCTTTTCTCGCTGAGAAGGTGCTAGAAAAACTAATCTTCTCACTGCTAGAACGTGCAGTTGAGCAGACCACCAACAAGGTCGATGATGCGTTAATCGCTGACCTTAAAAACGCCTACAACGAGGCGTGAGAGGGTATAATGAGCTTAGGCAGTAAGCAGAGACAGTTTACACGCGCCATTAGTAAGTTAATTACTTGGGCCTACGATAACGGTTACGAGTTGACGGTAGGTGATGCCTACCGTGACCCTCGGTTGTTTGGTGCCGTGGGTGTTAAAGAAGGTTACGGGCATTCAAAGTCGGCGCATAAAAAGCGGTTGGCTATGGACTTGAACCTCTTTAAAGACGGTAAGTACATGACCAAGACCTCAGACCATAAACCGCTGGGAGATTACTGGGTTACTCTGCACGAAGACGCTACATGGGGCGGCACGTTTAATGACGGCAACCACTACAGCTTCAAAGATGGTGGGTGCGCGTAACCATGAACGAACACGTTGATGCCTTCTTAAAACAGTTAATGCAGCAGGGATTTGCTGTAGTGTTGGTGGTCATGGCGAGTGTTGGTTTCTATCATGTGGTAACACAACTAAACTCTGATAGTGTGGTAATGTTAAAAGACCACATATCAGAGATTAAAGCAGATAAAAAACTGCTATTTTCTGAACTATTGGAGTGTTTAAAGCCGTAAGGTGTAGGGATGGAAGGAATCGACTTAGTGGCGCTATTAGGCGTACTAGCAGGAGGTACATCAGTTGTTAACATAATCTGGGGAGTATTTAGTGAGCGGGGAAACGATGCACATTGCACAAGAACTAGCGAGTGGAAAACTGGCTGTAGGTGTCAGTGTCGGGACTGTAACATCTCCCGCGTGGGTTAGTGCTATGAACAGTGACACGGCAGCAGCAGCAGTAATGGTATTAGGTGCTGCGCTATCGCTAGTCATATTATGTGTTAATTTGCAGCTCATGTATCACCGCGCTACCGATAGAGCCGAACGTAAGCGGCTGGCAAAGAAGCCACCAACCGCGTGTATGCAGCTTCCTCAAGCAGCTTCTACTGGTAGACCTAAACCTCGGCGGTTACGCAAGGTGGTGTCCCAGAGAGATATACGCCCTCGAAGATGGAACGCCAGCACTACGAAATAAGTGCCGTCTTCCAACTGGGTTATAGCGTAGGTTCTTTGGTTCTCGGCGTGTAGCCAGATCGCCTCTTCTACCGCAGCATCCCAATCAACGAATGTTATCTTAGCTTTTGGCACTATCAACTCCTTTTGCTTGTGTGAGTTGGGCGGCATCAACTGCGATCAATTGCCCCCCCGTACTGACCGCCGCTTGGCCTTGGTGCAATGCTAGAACTTTGCATTTTGTGCCGCCAAAAACAATTAAACACTCTTCACCGACTGACGGTTCCCACGGTATGTCGCTATCACAGCCTTTACGACCGCCATAAGTGTTGCCGATTGACGGCTCGTCGCAGTGCGCTTGCTCAGATAATTCAGCCTGTAATTTTCTTACTTGAGCCTGTAGCTCAATACTTCTTACTGCCATTTCACACAACGCTTGGAGCGAGTGTGTCGAGGCTAACTCTCGCCATTTACTCATTATTTCTTTCCTCGTTTTTTACGGTTGGGTTTCTTGCCATTGAACGGTACTTTAGGAACTTCTATGCACTCGGCAGTTATTACGGTGTGCAGGTAGAACTCTTCACCACCTTCTTCTAGGTTTTCGGAGTGTATGTTTACACAGGCCGCTGCCACATCATCGAAACTGCACCATGCGGTGAACTCACCAGTGATTATGTCGGGCTTATCTATGTCGGGGTTATCGAACATAGACTCAACCTTAAACGCCCACTTGTACCGCCTATTCACGATATGCCCATGCGCTGCACCAACTATCTCGGCAGCGTATAAACGGTGGTGTGGGTTCTTGTGGTAAGTGCTGCGCTCAAATATGTCAGTCTCAGTGACACTCTTGGCGCGGTCTTTCCAACTAACCACTAAACCTTTTAGCGCCGACTGCGATAGTCGTTTGATTGGGTTTTTCATACACTCCCCTCTGTGGTTGTGGTTAATGGCGCGTGGTACGGTCGAGGTCATCAGATAATTTGCTTATTCTATTCGCTATTTCCTGAAATTCTGGGTGCTTGATTAAAAAACTTATTAAGTCATCCATATCAACGGGGCCATCACGTTTGCCCCATAGTTCGTTGCCTGCGTAGCAGTCTCTAAAATTTTCAATCTCAGCACTTAATCTCTGTACTTTTTTTAAGTCCATAATTCATTACCCCTAGAAATAGATGGCTGTTGTACCGTCTTCGAGTGTCACGCCATGCCCTTGTAGGGTTATGCGGTGTTCGCCTTCTTCCATATCGCCGCAGTTCGCTATGCGATGTGGGGTTAATCCGTCATGGACGTACAGGAAACCCTCGGCGTACCGTATGTGGTCATGCTCAGGTAAGGCATCATCTTGAATGAAGGCTTCAATCTGTTCATCCGTGGCGTTAGGCCAGAAGTCTAACCCGCCGCCAGCCTTCGGCATTTCCAGTGCCAACGTAAAACTAAACGGGTTAGAGAAGTGCTGGCCCCAATCAATCCGTGTAAACGGTTCGTCTATATGGGGGTGGCCTTGGGTGCCGTTAGAGTCAGGGGTGAAAATATGCGCCCCCGCATAACCTGTATCGGGCAGATGCACCGCCTTATTAGGCACCCAATGCTTAGGCAGTTCTTCGGTTAATACATGCCAAAGCCCGCCCCATAGTTTTTTAGTTCCGAAATTCCGCATACAGGCAATAGTAGGGTACACATCTGGGTCGTCCAGATAAGTTGATGCGCCTATCGTGTAGAAGCCGTCACGGTGTGTCCTCCTACCGCGATTTATCCACCAAACTGAATCACGGTCTTTAACCTTGTCTGCGTAATACGCGGCGCTCTCTTTATCTAGTAGTTTTATTACATCTAAGTGCATGGTGTTACCTTATTGGTTGGTTACTTGCCGTAGCGCATTTTATATTCGACTTCGGCCTTGATCGGTAGTCCTTTAGCCCATGTCGGGGTGAACTCCATAATCTTTTTAACTTCTGCGCGGTGGTCGCCCTCGGCAAGCAGTTCATCATGTACATGGCCGATAACAGGTAAGTGCTGAGAGCGCATAACGCAGTCGCGCATCAGGTCAGCCGCAGTACCTTGGGTGGCGTTCTGAATTAGGATGCCAGCGGTCAACGTCATACGCGGCCAAGGCTGGCCTGCCTTTGGTTTTCTTGAACCTGCTAACGCGGTCAGCTCGTAACCTTCACCGCCCCAAGGGTAAGTCACCAACTCAAAACGCGGTTGGAAATATCCGTGTAGGCCACCAGAGGGTCGTTTCATCCACAGCCAGTCGCCGCCATCGAAACAGAACTGAATACGACCTGCACTCGTAACGGTGTTAGGGCAGTTTACCGCCTCGTCAGCCGCAGCGCGTAATGCATGCCAGAACTCTACGCACCATGCATTAGCAGTGCGCCATAGTGACTTTAGGTGATCGGCCTGTTCGTAGGTGTAGAACGTGCCGTAGTTCTTAGCCATACGCTGTAGTGCGTTAGCACCCCCAGCGAACTGCATAGATAGCGCGGCAACCTTACCCGCTTGTCTATCGTCCATGCCCATAGCATCGGCGGTGGCGATATAGATATCTTCATCACGGCGAAAAACATCAAGCGTATCTTCGGCTCTAGGGTCGTCAGCAAGCCAAGGGCAAACACGCCCCTCGATAGCCGCCCAATCCCCGAATGTAACGCCATATCTCGAAGTAATTGCAGCGCGTAACAGTCGAGATAACGTGGATGCAGGGTTGTCTATCTCATAGTATTCGAGAACGTCCTGTACTAGCTCTTCTGGCTCGTCAAAGGCTTTACGCGGCATATTATGTAACTGAATACCTTTACTCGCCCAGCGGCCTGTAGCGGCTCCATGCCACACTAGCGCATGGTGAACTCTGCCCTCGACATGAGTGTTCGCCATAGACTTATATTTACTGGTCGAACTGCCGCCTGCATCATTCATCAGTTGAACCAATTTCTCAACTTCGGGGTGCAGGTCAGGGGCCGCTAACAGGTTATCGCGGTGTTCTTGATCTAGGCTGTACTTCTTTACGTCATTCTTATGGACTGCCAGCAGCTCTTTCTGGTCGTCAGTGATGCGCTCGAATATCCAAGCATCGCGGGTTTTTCGTGATCGTGCCGAAGCCACTGCGCCATTCGTCAACTTCTTAATCGAGTCGTCTACGTCAGCTTTAATATCATCGGCATAACTTAAAGCGGCCTTGGCAAACTCAACGTCTATCGGTATCCCGAACTCGTTGATACGCTCGTTAGCGTGGAACTCTGACCACTCGCTGTCGGATAGTTCGCGCAACACACTACAGAATAGGCGCATGGTGCGAACGTCCATGATGCAGTAGTCAGCCATGAGCTGCTTGTCGTCATTCTCCCAAGGCTGGGGGCCGCGACAAGAGTAATGATGGATTAGGCGCAAACCTTCTTCTTGTTTTTGAAGCGGCAGGTCTATCGCCTTACAAATATCTTTTAGGTTGGCGGGTAAGCCGTGGGCCATAGCCCTAGCCGAACTACAGCGCCACTGGGCCTGCTTAGGCACTGGCACTTCGTAATCGTTAGCCAATACAAAATCCCACACCAAACGGTCGAAGATTGAGTTCTGGGCATACATAATGCCATCGGCTTTAACGTGGTCTATTAGCTCTTGAGGGAAAGGGCCATCTTCGGGGAACCAACATTGCACATCAGCATCATTGATTGCCCAGCCAAGACATAGAACCTCGGTGGTGGTGTCTTCAACGTAACGCTGCAAACCTTGGGTGGTTAGGTTGCACATCGAAGTAGTTTCAAAATCGAGCCAGCATATATCGCGCATATCGTTTTTCCTGAATATAAAAAAGCCGCCCGTAGGCGGCACAATTTAGTCGTAGTATTCAGTAAAGATTAAGCGCGGGCTTTGCGAGTGCGCTTCTTCTTAGCTGGCGCTTCAACCACTTCGGCTTCTTCGGCAACTTCGGGGGCTGCTTCTAGCTTGGGGGTGTCAGACTCATACTCGCCTGCTTGGTTAGCCCAATCAATAACCTCGAACTTAGGGTTATAGGTTAGAGCGCCACCTTGTTTCACGTTGACGTAATTATCCGAAGACAATTTAACGACAGGGTATAGAAACTCGGTTTCACCAGCGCCAGCGCGAAGTTTCGCGGTATCCAGCAACGTATCACAGCCTTTACGACCGCCATAAGTGTTAGTGGCAAACAGCAGTACCGTGTCGGCGTCATCTTCAAAACGCGCTTCAAAAGACCGCGCCTCAGAAGGTTGGTCGTTACCGATAGCGGCCATAGGCTCAGGCAGTGGGGCAGTGAAGGCTGCGGCGACCTTAGTAGGTTTGCCGTTACTCCACAAAGTCCAGCCGTGGCTAAAGCTCGCTAGGTTTACAACTACGATCTCTTCCGTAATGTCTTCTCTCATTTTACCGAAAGCGTGGACACCACTTTTAGAGTCGAAATTCATGTAGGCTTTGCCGCCCTCGGCACCTGAACTAGCAGGAGCAACTTGAGAAGAAGCAAGCATTGAAGCCATTGAATTTGCAGTAGTAGGGAAAGCTGACATAATTTTTATCCTAAGTGTTTTTCGTTTTGGTTTTTCGCCGCCATCATTGACGGCAAAAGAATAGTAATCGTTTGTTTAACTTTGTGCAACCATTTTTACTAAAATATCTGGAATTTCTTTTACGCCTATCGCTGGGCGCTTATCTTTCTCTGCCGCCATGGTGCTGCCAGAGCTGTACATTACCGCCATATCCGCAAACGGTTGGAACGGAATACCCTTTTCTTTGCAGAGCTTTTCTATCTTGGCGGGTGACTTCAACTTCATTTCAAAGCCCTCGGTCAACTTGAGCTTCTTGGCGTTACGGATTCTAGTCTCTACCGCCCCAGCATCGGCCCATACTCGGCTGGCACGTTTGGCTACTAGCTTCCAGCCTTCTACCTTACCGCCTCGGTCTAACGCAGAATGCGCGGCTTTGCGTACTGCTTTGGCCCAAGCCTCTACCTCGTCTACCATCGCCATAGCCTCGGCCAGTTGCTCGCTATTGTCTTTGCTCAACACTAACGCGCTACGGGCTAACATTTTCTTCTCAGGGCAATAAGGCGCAGCAGGACACCACGTACAATGACTGCCTGAACTAGCGCGGGGTCTTTCATCCTCACTTGAATCTACCGCCTCTATCAGCTCATCTTCAAAGGCATCGACTTCGGCTTTGGTGAACTCCCATATACTAGGCTCGTCACCGTAAACTTTCGGTTGGATTATCGCACCGACAAACTTCTCGGCTTTCAAAAACAGCGCACTGGTCGCAGGGTCAACACTCGCAGCCAAGGCCGCTAGTAAAATCTGGTTGTTGCCCTCGGCCTTAACGCCGTTGAACCCGAATTTATAATCTGCCAGTAGTAGGGTTTTCTTATCTTCCGATAGCGCCATGAGGTCTAGCGTACCGCCGCATAGGTCGGGGATATACTCGACAAACTGCTCAATCACTAACTCGTCAGCGTCAACGAGGTCAAGTGCTTTTTCCATAGCGGCAATCGCAGGGTCGATCTGTTCCGCGACCATTTCAGCGGTAAGCACTAGGTCTTTGTACTTGGTTTTGCCGATTTGATCTGCGGCTGATGTATCTGAGTCGTAGATATTTTCCATTACCAAGTGCAGTAGCGAACCCTCGGTAGCGGCAGAGCCAGCGACCTGTTCAGGGGCTTTATCGCTACGGCTTAATGACGCAGGGCATTTTATTATACGAGACACTTTTGATGTGCCTATCGGTAGGTGCTTACTCATTTCACTTCTCCGTCAAGTGTTTAATAAACGATTTCATGTGTTCGGCTTTAGTCGCTAGTCGGTCTTCTACTAGATGATCTAAGCTGCCTCGCGCCATTAAGGTGTTGATGTTTACGGTTTCGGTTTGTCCGTTACGGTGCAGTCGACCTATCGCCTGTATGCGGGTATCGGCAGACCAAGTGGGTGACATAAACAGCAGGTCAGAACATACGTCCTGTAGACCATCTACGCCGTGGGATACGGTGCGCTCTTGAGCCACTAGCAGTTGAACTTCTTTGTTTTTAAAGGCCGTTAGCGCAGCCTCTTTATCGCAACCGCCATAGACATAGACCACTCCAATGCTTTGCAGTAGTTCTTCTAGTTGAGTCCGTTGATGGTCGTACTGGTACAACACAACACCCTGCTTATCCCCTAGTGATACCATCCAATCAAAAGCCGCGTTAGCGCGATTGGTGTCGATGTTATGTACTGTTTCGTCTTCCATGATTACGAACCCACTGGCAATCTGCCGCAGCTTACCGCTGGCGACTGCACGATTAGGGGCTACCGCGTCACCGCCTGTTAGCTCAATCAACATATCGGTCTTCATCGCCTTATATGCATCAAGCGCGTCAGAGGACATACTAAACTCGATTTGATTCTCTACCACTGGCGGTAGGGTTAGGTGCTTATCGGACTCGACTATGTACAGCACATCATCCAGCGCATCTAAGATCAGTTTATCCGCGCCGTGTTTTAACTCTTGTTTGTAGCCTTTGAAATCCGCAGCGAAAAAATACTTATTGAGAAAACCCTCTTTACTGCGCCCTAGTCTCGCCCCGTTATCCACTACTCGCGTCATGGCAAACAGCTTTTCGTAGGACTCGCTAACGGGGGTGGCAGTCATACCTACGCGCACGTTGATCTGCTCTTTCCATTTTTTGTGCCGTAGTTTGGCAGTCTGTTTACCGCAGGCGGTGGTCAACTCGTCAACGATTATCATGCTGGCGGGCATCTTTTGCTGTAGTAGCCAATCGAGGTTATTGAGGCTAACGACTAATACATCAGGCTGAGAGAGGATAATGCGGGTGCGAACCTCGGCGTTACCTGTTAGCGCCACAACATCAAGGTCTAAGCCCCATTTCTTAGCCTCGGCAGGCCAATGGCTAACGACCGATGCAGGGCAGGCTATGATCGCTTGACGTACCTCGGTAGTGTCGAAGTAGCCTTTAATTGAATGGAGCATTACGGCGGTTTTACCGAAACCTGTAGTCGCTACGATGATTGATTCATCGCCCGATAGTACGAAATCCACCACTTCTAGTTGATCAGGCCGCAATGATGGCTTCGACCTCTTCTTTACTTCTAACAACGTAGGCATTCGCTTTGTTCCTTTTTAGTTGGTCTAGTGTTCGTGTTTGTAGTTTTGATAGTTTGCCTGTTTGGGTCTTAACCTCAAAAAAATACACCTTGCCAGATGGCGCTATCGCTATCAGATCAGGCCAGCCCACGCTGCTGCTGCTGTCTAGCTTACGGACAATATAATGTTTTTGTTTAAGATATGCAACAATTTTTGATTGAATAGTCTTCTCTAACATATTACTATTACCTCTAGTAATTCTTAACTAACCAACTGAGAGCATTAACTATGTCAGATATTACTTTGAAAACACAATCACAGATGAAGCGCACTGGCCTCTACCTATCAGCAGAGCTGCATGAAGAGTTTGAAATGTGGGCAGATGATAACGGGGTGAGCTTTAACCAAGCCGCGATTTATTTTATGCGTTTAGGTCGTGAAGCGTTAAAAGCGAAGGAATCGAATAAATCAGGTGCATAAAAAAAGCCCCATCCGTAAGATAGGGCTTTTTTAACTGGACAACAATAACGCAACAACAGGTACATTATGACTAATCCGCGACTAAGACACAACTTAAACGCGCTCCAAAACGTGACAAACGAAGAGTTTTTATCCAGTATTTTTGGTGAAGATTGGGGTTTAGCTCATGTTACGGCGTTTTCTAATGACCCTAGCGATATAGCCAAAGAATTTAGAGGCGCTTGCTGGGGTGGGGGTGCTGCTAAAGACCGCCTACCCTTAATGAGTTCAGGCCAGAATCAATATTTCACTATCAGCCTGTTTGATCTCGATAACGAGGGTAAAGCCCGCAGGCAGAAAGCCCTTTTTAACACCACTTGGGTGATTGTCGCTGATGATATAGGCGAGAAAATCGGTTTTGACGATGCCGCGAAACTGCCTGCGCCTAGCTATAAACTTCAAACGAGTCAGGATTCAGAGCATTGGGGGTGGATACTCGAAACCCCTTGTGAGAACCGCGCTCAGGTCGAGAATTTAGTCGATGGCTGGGTGAGTCAGGGGCTTTGTTCGGAAGGTGTCGATACAGGGATGAAGGGTGTCACTCGTTATATGCGATTGCCAGAGGGTTCTAACACTAAAGCCAAACGATTAGACGGTGAAGGGCTGGCGTTTAAATGCCTATTGACCGAATGGAATCCCGACCGCACTTTTACGTTAGACGACCTTGCCCAGCCTTTCGGTATTGACGTTGATGCCGATAGAAACGAAACGATCGGTGCAGGCGTAACCCTTAATGACTTGAGCGCACTGCGCCACCCAATACTCGATTTAGTCGAGGTGGAGAGCGTAACGAGCGATAACTGGCTTCGATTAGCTGTATGTCCAAACAGTGCCGCACATACTGACGGTGTTGACGGTTCGGCTATTCAGATACAGCATGATGGACGACTAGAATTTTCTTGTCACCACGGTAGCTGCCAAGGCGCTAACGGCGGTAAGAAAATGACTGGCCCTAAGATCGTTAAGTTGCTGGATGGGGAGCATGAAGGTTTTGAGGCGCGATATTTCAAACACATGGAAAACCTAAAAACTCAGGGAATGCAGGCACTCATTGCGGCCACTACCGCTGGGATGGGTGACGATGATGATTTAGACCGATTAATGTTAGGTGGTGAAGGTGAGGTCAATGCGCTAGTCCGTGGTATGAATCCGCGTGATTACGTTTTTATGAAGGGCAGCAGCACCTACTATGAGTTATCAACTAGCACCGATATGTCGAGTAATGCGCTCGATTCGCTTTGGCTTGCTGAACATACTGGCGGTAAAGGCGACCCCAAAGCCTCGCGCCTATTTGACCTCGCCAAAGATCGTGAAACCATGACTGCTGATGGTTTTTTGTGGATGCCTGATACGCTTGTCCCAGTTGCGCCTCGCGTGATTAAACATGATGGACGACAGCTTATTAACGAGTGGCGCGGGCTTGCTCTATCGCCAATAGAGGGCGATATAAAGCCGTGGACCGACCTAGTTAAATACCTGATACCTGATGATAGAACGCGCCAGTGTGTGATGCAGTGGATGGCTAATCTGTTTTTGAATATCGGGGAGAAACCTTCTTGGCAGTTGTTAATCCGTGGTGATCTTCGGAACGGTAAGGATTCTATTATCCGACCGCTGGCACAAATTCTAGGGGCTAGAGGCGCTAGTGATATTCGCGGTGAAGATATTGATGCAGGATGGGGTGACCCTTTTTATGCTAAAAAATTAACTATTTTTCAGGAAATATGGCGTCCGAACGACCGACAGTTTGCCAACACCTTAAAAACATATTGCGCTCCGACTGCTACGGGAACCCGCGACTACAACATCAAAAAAGGCGGTGTTAAAACGGGTGTCGATTGTTCTGCTGTTATTGGTATGTCTAACCATCGCGCTTGTATCGCAGTAGATCAAGGTGAAGAGCGTTATTTTGTTGTCGATTGTTTTATACCACCATTAGAGGCTAACTTTTACCGCGATTACTATATCTGGCTTAAAAACGGCGGTGCTGGTGCGGTGCTGCACTACCTGCTTAATGACGTTGACATGACGGGCTTTAGCGCAGGCAAACTACCGTATGTCACTGAGGGTGCTGTAGAGCTGATGGCTTTAGCGCGACCTGATTTTGAACACGCCATTGAAGACCTAATCGCTGAGAATGTTGGCGTGTTCTCGCTGCCAGTGTTCACCACCGCACAGGCTAAAGCGTTTTTATTGGCTAACGGACACAAAATGGGCAGCAATAGTCTAGCTAACGCATTGGCTAACACTGGATATCATAAACATAAGGGTATTCGTAAAGTTGACGGAAAAACTAAAGCTACGCCAACATTTTTTAGTGTTGACGCGTTAGAGGGTAGATCATCGCGTGAAGTGTATGACGCTTATTTTGGTGCGCTGGACAACCAAAAAGAACTAGCTAAATTCATCGACGGTAGTTGTTAAAACTTTATTCCCAGCCATAAAAAAGCCGCTAGATTGTATAGCGGCTTTTTTGTTGGTGCTGTTTTGTTTAAGCAGGTTTTTTGTTGTGACGGATACCTAATGTAGCCGCCATCGAGTGAACACTGTCGGCGCTTTTACCTAGCCGTGGCGCAATAAGTTTAGCGCCAGTTTTAGCGTAATTATCAATAACCACTTGTTTCTCACTATCCGACCAGTATCGCGGGCTAT